TCCACAAGTTGCAATGGCAGATGTTCAGGTCCAAGATATGCAGGGAGAGATAGACACTGCAATATCAGGAGTTATGACAGTTAGTGAAGCCGATCAAATAGCAGAGCAGATTGTTGCTCAAAACATTCAGGAACAACAAGAGCAAGCGGAAGTAGAGCAGCAAGAAACTGGACAATACTCCGATGAGTCTACCCTAGTAGCTTATCTAGGGTACGTTGTAGGTTTTGACTCTTATAGAAATTTAGATATACCGCAACAAGAAACTTGGTATGAACCTAGAGCAATATATACTGATGTAATATTAGATGATAACAACCAAGCGTTTTATAGTTTAGCTAACGTAAATATAAACCGGCTAACTGAATTACAAAATCTGCAACCTGATCTCTAGTTAGCTAATGGATTAGTTTTATCTTCTTTAATAATCTGAATATCTGTTTTTATAGAACTAACGTCTGCTTTTATAGCTGATACAGTTGTTTTAATTTCTATAGTATCACTTTCATTAAAATCTATTCTATTTAAAGTATCATCTAAAGTTTTATCTAAATAGTTTACAGTGCTTTCTAAGTATTCAAATCTTTTTTCAATCTCTCCAAGACCATCATCAGTCTCTTCAGTCTTTTCTATCTTAGCTTCTAAGTTCTCAATTCTATTGACATACGTAGCACCAGTATATCCAAACCCTGCTAGAGTTCCTACTATGCTAACTAAAGCTATAAGTTGTGTAGTTTTATTTTCAAACCATTCCATATTGTTCTCCGTTAATTAATTGTAGAGTTCAAGGCATCTAACTCAGACTCTAATTGATTGTGTATGTCTAATATCTTTTGCCTTGATTCTCTAATTACAGTTTCTATTATTTTTAAATCATAACCTTTAAAAACTTTCTTAGCATCTTTTAAAGGTAAGCCGCTAGTCTCTGTAACTAAACGACCTTTCGTATCAAAAAGTATGTGGAAGGATAGTATGTTCGCTTCCTGTGCTTTCATTTTTATATCTCCGCAAATGCAACTTTGTCTTGCTTTCCTCGCAATCCTGCTTTCATATATGCAGTTGCTCGACCTTCAAAAAAGTTTTGATGTTCAACACCAAGCACTTCATCCAACCAAGGAAGAGGATTTTCTCTCTGATCAAAGTTTGTTTTTAATCCAAGTTGTAATAGTCTCCTGTCTGCAATATATCTATTATATGCATACATATCTTTCTTTGTGAGTCCTTTCATATCTCCAAGTTCAAATACTAAATCAAGAAACTTATCTTCCAACTCTACCATCTCTCTACAAATATTGTAAAGTTCTTTTTTAAATTCATCAGTCCATATATCTAGGTTCTCTTGTATAAACTCTCTGAATAGTTTAGTCATAGCTTCAACGTGTAATGACTCGTCACGTATAGAGTATGTTACAATTTGCCCCATACCTTTCATCTTACCAAATCTAGGAAAGTTTAACAAGATTGCAAAGCTACTAAATAGTTGTAGTCCTTCTGTAAATCCTGAATAAACTGCAAGAGTTCTAGCTATAGCTTGCTTATCCCGCCTAGTTGGTTTGAAATCTTTTATGTAGTCATGCTTGTTTGCCATCTCTTCATACTCAGCAAAAGCTTTGTATTCTATTTCAGGCATACCAACTGTATCTAAAAGTAAACTGTAAGCATGTTGATGAATAGATTCCATGTTAGCAAATGAACACATCATCATTCTTGCTTCAGGCTTTTTAAATATACGCATGTACTTATCTATGTATCCTGATCCTACATCTACATCAGACTGTGTAAACAATCTAAATATTTGTGTTAATAAATTCTTTTCTTCATTCGTAAGTTCTTGCCAGTCTTTGACATCCGTATGTAAAGGTACAGACTCAGGCAACCAATGCATTTGGTTTTGTTCCACATACTTTTCAAACATCCAAGGATGATCAAAAGGTTTGTAGTATTCTCTAGTGCTTAGTAAACTCATATATTATTCTCCATTAAGGTAACTAGCATATTGTGCTAATAACCATTTATTATACTTTCTTTTATATTCTTCTTCTGTGTAAGTGGTAGATTGAGGTGTTTTATTTTCATCACAATGGTCTAACCACATACGTCTACAAAACTGACTAAATTTTTCTCGTTCTTCTTTTGTCATTTTAAAACTCTTTTAATAATAAATCAAGCTTTTCTTTAGCAGTAGCCATCTTATCTAAAAGTAAATCCATAGACTCTATTATATGGGGATGTTCTGCTACACCCATACCTAATGAAAAGTAAGTATCTAACTCTGATTTAGCTATTGCTATCTCTGCTTCATACTTCTTTTGAAGTGCATCAAATCTTCCTTCATACATATTATCAAATTTATCTTCTGTCATATTACTATCTCCTTTGGTAAATAAACCATGACAAATGAGCCACAGTTCGGACAACTTAAATTAGTTTCCATGATATATTCTGAATCATCATCTTCTATATCATGATCACCACCCCATATTAATTTTGTATTACAATGCCAACAATTCATATCAACCCTCACAACTTAAACATTCTACATCTTCAAGCTTGACTCTTTGTACTTTAATATTTACATTCTCAGCATTACGAGCAGCATCTGATCTAAAATAATATAGTGACTTTAATTTATTCATCGCATACCAATGAACATCATTAACATACTGTAAGTATTCATCATGCACAGACTGAGGTTCTGTAGCTTTAGGCATAGTAAAAAATAAATTTACACTTTGACTTTGACATACATAAGCTTGTCTCATATGTGCATGTTCAACTAAATAAATTTGATTAATCTCAGTAGCTGTTTTAAATATTTCTTTTTCTTCTTCTGTAAAGACATGCCCCATATGTTGTATTGATCCATTATGTCCTGCAATATCTTTCCATACTAATTCAAGTTCTTTTTTGCTTAACTCTTTTTTCTTTAATAATCTTTCCAAGTATTTATTCCTAACTTGGTACGAACCTGATAAAGTTTTGTGCGTATATACGTTAGCACGATATGGTTCAATGCTAGGGGAAGTACCACCACATATAATACTACTACTGGCATTAGGAGCAATAGCCAAAAGATGAGCGTTACGATGACCGCTACCATGTACATCAGGAGCTTCACCACGTTCTTCGGCAAGTCTTTTAGTAGCATCCACAGATCGTTCCTTGATATGGGAGAATGCGACATTATTGATGCTAGTAGATCGTAAGCCTTGGAAAGGTAAACCTTGGCTTTGGAGTAGAGCATGAAAGCCCATCGCTCCAAGACCCACCGACCTTTCCCTATAAGCTGAATAAGCTGCTTTAAGTAATCCTTCTTTTTCTTCTTTAACATATTTTTTAAACCTCTCAAAATTAGCACTGTATCCACCGAGTCTACTAGTGTCCACAATAGCTTCAATAAAATGTTCAAGAACATTATCTAACATAGTGATTAGATCACTAATAAAATGTTCGTTCTTTTTCCATTTATCAAAGTGTTCTAAATTAACACTCGATAAACAACATACGGCTGTACGTTCTTCGTTTGTAGCTAAAACTATTTCAGAACACAAGTTACTTTGATTTACTTTTAAACCTAAATCTTTTTGTTCTTTCGGTAAATGTTCATTACATGTATCTATGTTTATCATGTAAGGCTCGCCAGTCTCTGCTCTAGCGTTGAGCATTTGCCACCACAAATCTCTAGCATTTACAATCTTAACTGCCTCTCCACTTTTAGGATCGATCAGTCTCCATTCTTCGTCATTCTTAACCGCCTCTAAATATTCATTAGTAAGATTAATTCCATTATGTATATTTAAACACTTCCTATTTATATCTCCGCCTGATTCTTTACGCATGTTTATAAATTCTTCTACTTCAGGATGTGATATATCCATATAAGCAGCATATGAACCTCGTCTTGTTACACCTTGATTAAAGGCAAGCATCTGAGAATCTACGACATGCATGAATGGGATTGATCCAGTAGAACGAGAATGGTTAGAAGTACCAATACCATTGCTTCTAACATCTCCCCAATATCCACCGATGCCTCCACCTGAACTAGCGAGCCATATGTTCTCATCATAGTGATCAGATAAACCACGCCTACTGTCAGGTACATAGTTAAGAAAGCAGCTAATAGGTAAGCCACGAGTCGTTCCCCCGTTAGAAAGTATAGGAGTACTAAACATAAACCATAAATCGGAACTGTACTCATAAAGTCTCTGTGCAAGATCAAAGTCAGTCTCACCTTTATAAGTAGCCCCAAAAACACTAGCCCTCGCAAAAGCTTCTTGAGCATGAGTCTCTTCCTCCCAAAAATATCTATCCTTTAATGTATCTAAACTAAACTTGTCTAGTTTCTTTTCCTTATCGTAGTCTATAACTATACCTAAGTAAGGTTTCTTACCTACTTTATCTTCCACCATTACTTTTCTCCTTGTCATTTAAATGTAATGCAATAAGTGCATAGTGTATAATTTTAAGTAAGTCTTTATCTGATTTACCATTCTTCTTACCATATCTCATGGCATACTTCATAATATTTCCTATACAAAAACCTTCACCATGACCTGCATCTATAATCATATCAGTTGCTTGATACTTTGAATGAGCGTAGTGCTGTGTATAAGTACTATCAATATATTGTTTAACACCATTTAAATTTATATGTTCATCAAATTTATATTCCATATTCTGCTATCCATTCTTTCGGTAAATTATATTCTGTGTACCATTTAAATCCGTTAGACTCTGCCCATTCTGCATGACTACGTTTAGTACCATCCTTTCTTTTCTTAGCTGCCGGCATAGCAGCATCAGGTTTAGAAAATATAAAGACAAGTTCTTGATTATCTTTTAAACTCTTTCTAATCCAAACGTATTTACTATACTCTGCATAATCCCAAAACCTACCTTTTGCTTCTAGTAAATATTCTGTGCCATCTATTGTTCTTTTAAAATCAGGTTCATAAGTATGTTCTACTGTGTACTCTATCTTATCACCATGATGTTCCCAATCCTGTAGAGGTTCGGTATGTAATTTATATTCCCAATTAGAATCATATCCTTGGGGTACTCCTTTCTCTACAGGTCTAGGTTTTCTAGGTTTTCTATAACCACTCATTAATGTATGCTCACGTTTTCAGGTATTCCTGTTAGTTTATTATCTATAAGTTCTGCTAATCTATCTAAAACTATATAGTCAACTTCATCTATAGAACCTCCTGCATAAAGATAACTACCTAAAACTACAATCATAGTAGCTAAATCTTGTTGCATTAAATCATGTTCATTCATCTCTGAGTAGTTGTTCAAATCGAATTGATCTGACATCCTTGTTCTCCTTTTTTACTATCTGTTTTATTTTCTTTACAAACCATTTAAAACTATACGCTGATAGTAAAAACTTTCTATTTGCAAATACATGTCCTTCTTTCGGAAGATAATCTTTAAAGTTTTTTTCGTTTATGTCTTTAGCTTGTTCAGGAGTAATTTCAGGTCTTTTTTCTGGCCCTTTAGCATAAATGGTATCGGTAAAATACCGTTGCCCCATGCTACCGGGTCTTCTATTAGGGTCATACGCCATAGGAACACGTTGACTTACTGCGGTATAGCTAGGTATACCCCCTTGATATCCTGTCTTTGGTATCTGCTCATCAAACAACCCAGACTTACTAGCACCGTAGGAAAGTCC